CAGAAGCGCATGGCGATCGTGGACTACAACAGGTCGGTCAGTCGCGCGGTGCTGCTCGACGCGGAGCTTGAAGACTTCACGCGCGATGCGTATTCATTCGCTGGCGTGCCTGACCTGCTCGACCGTTGGATGCTGCGCATGGCAGCAGCAGCGCGCATGCCGGTCACGATGCTGATGGGTCAGTCGCCCGCTGGCATGGACGCGACAGGCGCAAGCGATCGGCAGATCTGGTTCGACACCGTGAGCGCGTATCAGTCGAACAAGATCGCTCCCGCGATCGAACGCATCACGAAGCTGATCACGCTGGCGAAGAACGGACCGACCAGCGGCATCGAGCCCGCGTCGTGGTCGATCTGCTTTCGCCCGCTGTGGCAGATGACAGAGAAGGAAACTGCGGAGCTTCGCAAGCTGAACGCTGACGCTGATCACATTTACATCACCGACCAAGTCGTGACGCCTGAGGAAGTCGCGGTCAGTCGCTTCGGTGAAGCCGGATACACGGGCGAGACAACGATCGATCTCAGCGCGCGCGAAGCGATGCTTGAGGCGAACGCTGATCCAAACGGCGCGGAACTCTCAGCGGGCACTGCGACGGGAACACCGACAGGCAAGACAGCGGACCCGACCGAAGCACTGAACGGCGCGCAGGTCGCATCGCTGCTCGACATCGTCGATCGCGTTGCACGTCGCACGCTCCCGCGCGAGAGCGGGATCGCGCTGATGATCGTCGCGTTCCCGATCAGCGTCGAGAGCGCAGAAAAGGCGATGGGCGCTGTAGGTCGCACGTTCTTCATTGACGCAGTCGTTCCGCCTGGAGCGTGACATGGCAGCACCGCGAGAGATCGTTGCCGCTCTGAAGACGCGGCACCTGTTCATGCAGAAGCAACCGCGTCGTGGCGCGAAAGCTCCGCGACAGGTTCCGCCGAACGCGGTGCGCTTGCTGTATCAGCAGACGCTCGCGAAGTTGCAGAACGAAGTCGAAGCCGTGATCCGTCGCATGCTGTTCGACAACGTCGAAGCGTATGCGCTATCTGCATCACGCGCGCGCCCGGATGCGGCAACGCGACACGACGCGGTAGCTGATGACGTTGCGCACGCAGCCGACGCAGCACGCGCGGCGATCGAAGATCTCTTGAGTCCATCGCGCTTGCGCATTGCGTCAACAGGGATCGCGAACAGGGTCAACGCTCACAACAGATCGCAGGTCAGCAGGCAGACACGCGCAGTGCTCGGCATAGACGTGCTCTCGCATGAGCCGTGGGCTCCTGGTGCGGTCGCTGGGTTCGTGCGCGACAACACGCGATTGATCCGCTCGCTTGGCAAGCGTCAGGTCGACCGCGTCGAAGGCGTGATCTTGTCGGGCATCAGGTCGGGACGTCGCGCGGAGTCGATGAGCAAAGAGATACAAGATCGCTTCGGTGTCGAAGCGCGCAGTGCTGCGTTGATCGCGCGCGACCAAGTCAACAAGCTGAACGGCGAGATCAATCAACTGCGTCAGACATCGATCGGCATTACCGACTACACATGGCGCAGCGTGGGTGACGACAAGGTTCGCGACTTGCACGAAGAATACGATGGCGAGACGTTCGCTTGGAACGCGCCTCCTTCCGATGGTCATCCGGGTGAAGCGGTCAACTGTCGTTGCACTGCTGAACCGAACTTCGACGGCTTGCTTGGCATCGCAGAAGAACCATGAGCAGCGCGACGGCGAGGACGTTTGAACCGAAGGCGGTCGCGATGGAGCGTGCGCAACGCAAGCCCGGTCGCAAGCGGCTCGGTCGGCGCGAGGAGTATCAGCTTGGCGCGATCGCGTTCGATGCGTACTTCGCGAACCAAGGCGTAGCTCCCTATCGCGCGTTCGCAGACATCGGTCGCGTGGCGCAACGGTCGTGGATCGCTTCTGCAATCGCAGTCTCACGCGCAGTCGGCGGTTCCGTAAGACCGCGATAATATGAGCGACACGAGATCCTGTTTCGCAATCGCACGTTGTTGCGATTGACGACCGTTCCCGAGCGGGCACAGGCTCTCGCTCGTGGACCCGCGCAGAGAACACCGCCTGGACAACGCTGCAGCTTGCCAGCGGTTCGACGTTGCCCGCATGCAGGCTCGCCCTACCCTGACGTCTCAGGGCTTCCTGCGGGCGCGAGCGAACCTGACCCGAGTGGGTGTGCTTGCGTATGCGCGCGCTGATGGAACGACGCGCATGGAGCTTCGACATCCCGAGGACGTGTTTGACCCCGAGTCTTTAGCAACGCTGTCACACGCTCCGCTGACCGACTTGCATCCGACCGCGATGGTCGGCCCCGAGAACGTGCGCGCGCTTCAGGTCGGCATCGTGAGTTCAGCAACGCGCGCTGATGGCTTCGTCGCTGGTGAAGTGCTCGTGCAAGACGCGGGCGCGATTCGCGATGTGCAAGCGCGCAAGCGGGTCGAGTTGAGCGCGGGCTATTCGATGACGCTCGACGAGACTCCGGGCGAGTTCAATGGCGTTCGCTACGACGCGCGTCAGCGGAACATCCGATACAACCACGTCGCGATGGGTCCGCGTGGTTGGGGCCGCGCGGGCGGCGACGTTGCCTTCCGCCTCGATGGCACTGGCGCTGCGTCGCTGTTGCGCACGGCGAGCGATCTCGGTGCGATGCTTCGCGTGCGACTCGACGCGGGCACGCTGTCTGATGTCGAAGCCGCTGCGACGATCGGAATGGACGAGCATCGTCTTGATGAACTGATCGAAGGCTTCGACACGCCATCGCCTGATGAAGTCGTGGCGCTGTCGAAGCTGATCAATGTGTTACCCGATGAACTGTTCGCACTCCTGCCGAGTGCCAAGAGAAACGACAGGCGTGACCTGTCGCTGAATGGAGTTACGAACATGAAGATCACAGTGCGTATTGATGGCGTCGACTACGTGGTTGAAGTGCCCGACGTTCTCGCGGCGAACTTTCAAGCTGGCATGGCACGCACTGATGCGCGAGCCGTCGAAGCGGAGAAGAAGACCGGAGAGCTTCAGGGTCGGCTCGATGCCGCGACCGCTGCGTGCGTGAAGGCGGAAGCGGATCTTAAGATCGCGATCGACCCCGCGACGGTCGAAGCCGCTGTGACTGCGCTCGTGACGCTGCGTACCGACAGCGCGTTGATCCTTGGCACTGACGCGAACTTGGAAGGCAAGAGCGCGCGCGAGATCAAGGAAGCCTGCATCAAGCACGTCTCGCCCGAAGCGCGCGTTGATGGCGCGAGCGACGCATACGTTGACGGTCGCTTCGACTTCCTGGTCGAGCAGAGCAAGGCGTCCGCTCCCGCTCCCGCAAAGGGAGTTCACTCGCTGCGCGCTCCCGTGAAGCGCGAAGACGCGAACGAGCCCGACCCGCACGACAGCAAGGCGGCGCACGAACGCATGGTGTCGCGCAACGCGAAGGCTTGGCAGACCCCGAAGGCAGGCAACTGAACAAGGCGCGTAGCCTTCAACCCGATAGGAGATCACAACATGGCACAGACCGCAGTCAATCTCGTTCCCGCGCGCGCCTTTGAAGGCATGCTTGCTGATGGCGCACCGATGCGCGATATCATCTCGCGTCTCGCGAAGGCACCTTCAACCCCGTTCATTCCGTTCGGCAAAGCAGTCTCGCAGAACACTGCCGATGAAACGGATCAGGTTCGCTTGCCCGCGTCCGCAACGGACGTGACGTTGCGCCTGATGGGCATCGCGATCGCAGAGTCCTCGATCGAGCACGATGACGTGGTCGCTTGGGGTCACTTCTCCAACGGCATGTCGATCCCCGTGCTGCGTGTCGGTCGCATCTGGGTCATCAGCGAAGTCGGCCACGACATCGGTGATGGCGTGTTCGTGCGTCACACGACGCCTGGTGGATCGCCTCCGCTCGCATCGCTCGGCTCGTTCCGCAAGGACGCAGACACCGCGAACGCATCGCAGGTCAGCAACGCGCAGTGGCTCACAGCGGGAGCCGCTGGCGGACTCGCGCTTCTCGGAATCAACCTGCCCTGATCGGGCGCATCAACCAACATCAGGACAGGAGAAATACGAACATGAATCCTCTCGCATACCTCTCGATGGTGCTCGCGGCGCTTGGCGCTGGAGATCGCTTCGACAGCAAGTTCACGTCAGCACTTGAGCGTCAGCTTGAGTTCATCAAGGCGCAGACCTACGACATCGTTTACCCGGAACTCAAGGCGCGAACCTTGATCCCGGTAGACAACAGCGTGGACCCGGGCGCAGAGACGATCACGTATCGTCAATGGGATGAGTTCGGCGCAGCGAAGGTGATCAGCAACTTCGCTGACGACCTCCCGAGCGTCGACGCACTGGTTGAGGAGTTCACGTCGCCCGTGAAGTCGATCGGCGCTTCGTATCAGTGGAGCGTGCAAGACCTGCGACGTTCTGCGATGAGCGGATCGCAGCTTGATCAGCGTCGCGCGAACGCAGCGCGTCGTTCGATTGAAAACAAGATCGAAGACAACGGTGCTTTCGGTCTGGCGAACGCAGGCGGCATCACCGGGTTCTACAACAATCCGAACGTGCCGATCACCACGCTGATCACTGGTACGTGGGCGACCGCGACAGCAGATCAGATCATCGCGGACATCAACAAGATGGTGACCGACTATCTCGTGAGCACGAAGGAAGCGTTCCTTCCCGACACGCTGGTCGTTCCGCAGGCTGCGTACTTCATCCTCGCGACGAAGCGCGTCAGCACGACTGGCGACACCGGCACAACGATCTTGAAGCAACTGCTTGAGACGTCGCCGTACATCAAGAGCGTTGTCTCGTGGACCAAGGGAACCAGCGCGGGCGTGGGAAGCACGACGCGCATGGTGCTCTACAAGCGCGACCCCGAAGTTCTTCAGATGTGCATCCCGCAAGAGTTTGAGCAGATGCCGCCTCAGGCGCAGTCGCTCGCGTTCACTGTGCCCTGTCACGCCCGCGTCGCTGGCGTGATCGTGTACTACCCGATCGCGATGCGTTACGCCGACGGCATCTGATCATGCCCGCACCGATGCGCTGACGTGCTTGCGCGTTGCGCATCGGTGCGATTCCCTTACGGACCCAACGAGAGAAGAAGGAAGAACGATCATGGCAAAGAGAGTGGAAGCGAAGACCGAGTCAGGAGCCGCGCCGCGCGTGGGCGCTGACAACATCGTGATCGAGCTACGTCGACCAACGAGGTACGACTTGCTTGCGGGCGTCGTGTTGTTGCCCGGAGAGAACAACGTCAGTCGCGCGCTTTGGGATCTCAATCTCAAGAGTGCGATGGTGCAGAAGTTCATCGAGCTTGGTCACATCATCGAGAAGGGCGAAGGCACCGCGAAGCCGATCGCTGATCAGCTTGGCACCGTGACGCCCGGTAAGGCGCGTCTGTGGATCTCCGCATGCGGGGACATCGAGCAACTGCGTCGATGGCGTGAGCAAGACACGCGGCCAGACGTGCGCGAGTACATCGACGGTCGGATCGAAACGATCCGCAACGGTTCGCAGGTTCAAGCGGCGACTGACCAAGGCGGGACACACAGCGAGGGTTGATCATGGCAGTGCCTACCGTGATCACCGCGAGACAGTTCGTTCAACGCTTCCCCGAGTTCCGCGAGACGGACAAGGTGTTGATCGAACTGTGTCTTGTGGAAGCGGAAGATCAGGTAGGCGCGACTGTGTGGGGCAACAGACGCGCGATCGGGGTTCGATACTTGGCGGCGCACTTGATCGCAGCGGGACCGACAGGCGAGAAGGCGCGGCTCGCGAAGGACATGGACACAACGGTTTACCTGAAGCACTTCCGGCGAGCGCAGCTTGCAGCGTGCTCCGGGTTCCGAGTGGTAGGCGAAGACGCAAGCGAAGACGCATGAGCAAGAACGTAAAGATCAAGGACACCGACAAGGGCGCGAAGCGTATCCGCACCTTGTTGTCGAAGGCGCGCTTGTCGAAGGCGCGTATTCGTGTCGGCGTGTTCTCAGATCAATCTCGCGCGAATGGTGAACTCACGAACGCAGACGTCGCGACGTTCCATGAGTTCGGCACGAGCACGATCCCCGAGCGGTCGTTCATCCGGTCAACGCTGGACAACAGGCGCGCGGAGTTCGTGCGCTTCGGAAAGGCGCTTGCAGCCCGCGCGCTCGATGGCCACATCACGCTAGACGTCGCGCTTGAGGCGATGGGACTCAAGGTGTCGTCTGCAATGCGTGACACGATTCGCGCGCGCATTGACCCGCCACTTGCAGACGAGACGCTGCGACGCAAGGGCGAGAAGAAGTTCGTGCCGCTCGTTGACACGGGCGCGCTCCTGAACAGCATCACGCACAAGGTGCAAGCATGAGCATCGACTTCGCGATCATCATGCCCGCGCTCAAGACGTGGTTCACCGATGCGACGGGCCTTCAGTGTCGACTGAAGAACGAAGCAGACGGCTTCAAGAACACGACGCACGGCATCCTTGAAGTGCGCGGTGTGCGCGGTGTCCACGTTGACGATCAGCGTTCGACGTTCGCAGCGGGCGCGCTCTCATACGACATCGAAGGCAATCGCACGCTGACGCTTGAGGTTCGCGTGCGCTCGCGCTCGCAGGAGCCGCGCGACAACGCATGGACACCTATTGAACGCGCGCGCTCTCAGATGCGCGCACCGTGGACGAAGGCGCGCTTCGCTGACATCGGTGTCGCCCTGGTTGACGTGGGGGACACGACTGTCTTTGACGCACCGTGGCAAGACCGCGTCGAGAGCATCGCTGTCTTTGAAGCGCGGCTTGCTGTTGTCGCGCATCTCGACGACAAGCGCAGCAACGCGGGAGTCATCGATGAGGTCGAGCTTTCATCGAACACGTTAGACAACGCAGGCGGCGCGCCGCTGGACAGTGCATTGCAACTTGATCAGGAGATCATCCCATGAGTCTTGAAACCATCGTCAACGTAACGATCAGTTCGCAAACACGAGGCGTCACGCGCAAGGGATTCGGCGTCGCGCTGATCGCCGGATATCACACGCTGTATGGCGCTCGCGTGCGCGAGTACAGCGACCTCGCGGGGCTCACTGCTGACGGCTTCACCACGTTCTCTCCGATCTACCGCGCCGCTCTCGCGCTGCGCAGTGGCACAAACAAGGTGCCGAAGTTCAAGGTCGGGCGTCGCGCGCTCGCGACGTCGCAAGTGATCTGGGTTACGCCGACCGTCACGCTCGTTGGCGAAGTGCTGACGATCAAGGTCACGTTCCCTGATGGCACGAGCACAACGCTCTCACGCACGAATCTCGTTGCCGAGACTGTCGCCACGTTGTCGACCGCATGGGCTGCTCTACTGAACGCGCTGGCGGCTTCGACAGCGACCGATGACACGACGCGCGTCACGTTCAACAGCACGACGGCTGGATCTCTGTTCTACCTGGAAGAAGTCTATGGCTTCGACTTGTACGACAAGAGCGCAGACCCCGGCATCGCAACTGATCTCGCTGCGATCACAGCTGCCGATGGCGACTGGTACGGTCTGCTGCTCGACAGCAACAGCGAAGCGGAAGTCAACGCAGCAAGCACGGTGACCGAAGCGCAAGAGCGCCTGTTCGGATACGCGACGGGCGACGCGACTGCGCGCAACG